GGTGAGAGCGCATGACCGGGCAGGACACCGCGCGGGCCTATCTGGCGCTCTGCGCGGAGTGGGACTGGACGCCAAGCCCGGAAGGGCTGGACGCATGGTTCCGGTTATGGAAAGGAGGGTATCTGGACAAATGGAGAGACGGATGCAAATTCTCGGAAAAGCAAGCACCGCCACCGGCATCCTCGTGATGCTGATCCCGGCGGCGGTACATATCGTCTGGCCGCCCTCGGCGGTCTGTCTGGAAGCCTGCGGGCTGGCTCTGGTGTATCTGGGGAGGTGGCTGCGGTGGATCTGATGCAATGCCTCCGCACAGGCCGCAGAAACGCGGTTACGCGCGCCGAGCTGGTCAACCGTACCGGGATGCCGGACAGGGCCAACCGCCGCGAAATAGAGCGGCTCCGGCGGGAGGGCGTGCCGGTTATCTCCGCATCGGACGGCTGCGGCTACTGGCTTGCCGAATCGGTGGAAGAGGTCGAGCGGTTTTTGCGCGAGGCGGACTTGCGGGCGGAGGCCCAGCGGTATCCGAAGCTGCGGCAGTACGCGGCAGCAGCCAAAGGGCTGCGTGTCATCCCCGTCCGGGCGCATGTGCGGCGGGTTGGGCCGAAGGACATCGAAGGGCAGGTGAGATTTTGAAAGCCGATGCGGTAGACCTCACGCTGACAGACGGCTGCATGCTCTGGCCGGAGTGCAAAACCTGCGTTTTCCCGGACTGCTGTGCAACCTTTAACGAGATCTTTGAGGTAACAAAGCCGCCGGAGCGGCGAAAGCAGGTATCTTCCCGCCGGTGGGCGCTGCTCGAATCGGAGATGCGGGCCAGCGGGAAATGGAGCAGGCAGCTGAGAAAGCTGTTTTTGGCAAAAAGGATGCCGCCCTGTGACTGACATCACAAAGGCGGCAGAGGAAAATAAGGAACTTATGGATATTATATCCAGTCAAAAAGGAGTTGTCAAGATGGAGATTAGAGAATCGCAGAGGATGTATCTGCTCGAGCGCGAGCGGCTGGAACCGCCCTGCCTGACGGAGGATCAGGAGCGGATCGGGGAACTGTACGCCGAACGCGCGGAGCTGGAAAGCCGTCTTGCGGATATTTTGGACGAGCTGCGGGAAAGGGGCGAAGCGGTATGAAGAAAGGGCCGGAGACGCTTGACCGCGTCATGGGTTATCTGACGGCGGAAATAACGGTCGAGGTAGTCGTGCCAAAGGAGCGCCCCGTATGTCGGTATTGCCAGGGCTGGCTGGACTACGACGAGAGGGTGCGGCGGCATTACTGCCGTCTGACGCAGGAGCCGCTGGTTGACCCGGATGGAGATATCGGGTTTCGATGCCCGTTGAGGAAGGCGGGCATGGTCTGATGGGGATTCCGGTTTTGATTATGGGAGCTTCCGGGACGGGGAAATCCTCGTCCATGAGGAACTTCAAAGCGGGCGAGCTGGGCGTCATCAACGTGAGCCGCAAGCCGATGCCCTTTCGCAGCGAGCTCAAGCCGTTCTGCTCGGATAATTACGCGCAGATCGACAGCGTGATTCGCAGGGCGAAAACAAAAGCGATTGCCATTGACGATTGCCAGTACCTGATGGCGAATGAGTTCATGCGCAACGCGAAGGTGGTTGGATACCATAAATTCACCGATATTGCGCTGAACTTCTGGACCCTGCTGCAAACGGTGATTAACGATCTTCCGCCGGATACGATCGTCTATTTTATGGCTCATACCGAAACCGACGCAAACGGCAACGAGAAGATGAAGACGATCGGCCGGATGCTTGACGAAAAAATCACGCTGGAAGGGCTGTTCACCATTGTCCTGAAAACTTTCGTCAAGGACGGGAAATACGGATTTACCACGCAGTCCAACGGGTCGGACACCGTCAAAAGCCCGATTGGCATGTTCCCGCCGGAGATCGACAACGATTTGAAGATGGTGGACGCCACCATCCGGCAATATTACGAATTGGAGGATGCAGCTCATGAGAAAACCTGAAGGATATGATTCCGCGCCTGTCTACACCGGAGAGGGGCAAGCCCTGCCCGCGGGAGGATACGTCTGTACGATCGTCAAGGCCGAGGAAACCTCATCCCGCGGCGGACGCCCGATGCTGGCGCTCGCTCTCGATATCGCCGAGGGAGAATATGAGGGGCACTTCCGCCGCCAGTATGAGCGCGCGAAGCAGTCCAACCCGGACGCCAAATGGAACGGCGTGTTCCGCCAGCTGACCGACGGCTCCAGCCTGCCGTTTTTCAAAGGGCTTGTTACCAGTCTTGAGGTCTCCAACGATTTTAAATGGGACTTCGACGAAAGAAAGCTCAAGGGCAAGCTGATCGGCGCCCTTTTCGGCCGGGAGCAATACATGGGGACCGACGGCAAGCTCAAGTGGTCGACGAAATGCCAGGCGGTCCGCTCGGTGAAAAACATCCGAGACGGAAAGTTTGAGATTCCGGAGGACAAGCCGCTGGCGGGCGGCGCCGGCGTTTCCTATTCAGGCGCGGCGGATGTGAATGCCCGCTTCGACGATGATGACGACCTGCCGTTCTGACCTTTTCTCCCGCGTCCGGGAGGCTGTGCCGATGCAGGCCGCCGCTGAGCGGTATGGCTTCGAGCCAAACCGGGCCGGATTCATCAACTGCCCGTTTCATTCGGAAGACACCGCGTCGCTGAAGATTTATCCCGGCTCCCGCGGCTGGCACTGCTTCGGCTGCGGCGCGGGCGGAGACGTGACCGAGTTCGTCCGCCGTCTGTTTCGGCTGGACCCGCGCGCCGCGCTGCTGCGGCTCGATCATGATTTCCATCTGGGACTGATTGGCGGACCCGTTCCCGGCCGCGCCGAGGCGGACAGGATGCGCCGGGAGGCGGCAAAACGGGCGTATGAGCTTGAGACCTATCGAGCGGGTTATAACGGGCATGTGAGCGAAGCACGCGCTCTCAGGGCCGCTCTGCGGCTGGGACCGCCCGCGGCGGACCGCGCCGGGGAGTATGCCGCCCTGATGGGACGGTTGGATTATCTGGACTGGTGGTTTTCCGCCAATCCCTGGAGGTGAGAGGTTGCCTTACACGATCGACGACTACCTGCAAACGCCTGCCCCTTATGAGGAGGCTTATGCCTATCATGGCAACCCGTTTGAATACAGCCAAAAGGTCGAACAGATGGCGCGGGACGCGCGTCAGGCGGGGTTCAACGGATTCAAGAAGATGCTCGCAAAATATACGGAGGGCCTGAAGGCCGCCGCCTTCGGAATCTATCTGAACAACGCGACCGAGTTTACCGGGCAGCCGCTCGAGATTGACGCAGGGGACTGGACGGCGGACGATTTCGGAGTTCGCCGGGGGCATGGCGTGGAGGAAGAGGCCTGCTGCCATCCGATCATGCCGGTGGAGCGGCTGATCAATATCGACAGCGGCGCAGAAAAGCTCAGGCTCTGGTATGCCCGCAGCCGCAGGCCCCGCGAGGTGATCGTGGAGAAATCGCTGCTTGCCAGCCCGCAGAAAATCATCGCGCTGGCTGATCTCGGAATCGCCGTCAATTCGGAAAATGCGAAAACGCTGATCCAGTGGCTCCACGACGCTGAAAACAAAAACTACGAACTTATACCGGAGAGAAAAAGCGTCTCAAGGCTCGGTTACATCCCGGAGGAGGGCTTTTCTCCCTATGTCGATGGGCTGATCTTCGACGGGGACGCCAACTACCGTCCGATCTTCGAGGCAGTTTCCGTAAAGGGAAGCCTCGGGGGTTGGCTGAAATCCATACAGGCCATCCGGGAAAGCAGCGTCATGGCGCGGATTGTGCTGGCGGCCTCCTTCGCGTCTCCGCTGGTTTCGGTGGTTGGCGCGCTCCCCTTCTTCGTCCACCTGTGGGGCGGTGAGAGCGGCACCGGCAAGACGGTCGCTTTGATGATTGCCGCGTCGGTATGGGGCAATCCCGAGCCGGGCCGGTACATCCAGACGTTTAACAGCACGCGGGTTGGTCAGGAAAAGCTCGCCGCTTTCCTCAACCACCTGCCGGTGCTGATCGACGAACTCCAGTTAACCCGAAACGCGCGGGGCAAGCCGGAATTTGACGTTTACTCCCTCGCGGAAGGAGTGGGGCGTACAAGAGGAACCCGCACCGGGGGCATCGAACGAACGCCGACATGGCGCAACTGCATCATTACCACCGGGGAAACGCCGATCACCGGCGCGGGAGCAGCGGCAGGCGCGGTCAACCGCGTGATCGAGATTGAGTGTACCTCGTCCGCAAAGGTGGTGGAGAACGGGCATGAGACCGCCGCGGCAGTAAAGAAGGACTATGGATATGCAGGACGGGAGTTCGTCGAACGCCTCTATGAGGACGCATCCGCGCAGGAATTCGCCCGCACGCTCTATAAAGAAGCGTTTCGCAGCTTGTCGGACAGTGACACGACCGAGAAGCAGGCGATGGCGGCCGCAGTGATTTACGCCGCCGACCGGCTGGCGACCGAATGGATTTTTCGCGACGGCCGCGCGCTGGAGCTTGACGAAATCTCCGGGTTTCTCGCCTCAAAGGCGGCAGTGTCCACCGGAGACCGGGGCTACCGGTATATGTGCGACTGGGCCGCACAGAACGCCAACCGCCTTCAGGGGACCGCCGAGCAGGGCGACGTGTACGGCATGATCTGCGGCGACTGGGTGTGGATTATCGGATCTGTCTTTCGCCGGGCGGCAGAAGATGCCGGATATTCCTCCTCCGCACTGCTCTCATACCTGCGTGAGCGCGGCCTGATTGAAACGCGCGGGCGGGCGATGACCCGCTGTAAACGAATCAACGGCGTCAAGGTTGAATGCGTATGCATGAAATTAATCGGCGAAAATGATGAAGAAATTTGCTCAGAAGTTGGAGAATATGAACAGGATTTTCTCTGATTTTGAAAAAGTGCGGAACAGGTTCCGCGCATGTTCCGACAAAAAAACCGCATGGGAATGCGGGCTGCGGAACACGCGGAACCGCGGAACAAAAAACAAAGGTGTTATATATGGGAATATATATATGATTCCACAATTGGAACACAGGTGTATACGCATAAAAGACGCTTAATTTGTACGCCGTAGGAATACAATAAAAAACTCTCGCGCGTAGGGAAATGTGCAAACTTGTTCCGCGGTTCCGCGCATGCCAATTTTCCGCATCAGAATCAGAAAAAACGCGCGGAACAGCATGTTCCGCGGTGTTCCGCGTGTTCCGCGCGGGATGGGAAAGGAGTATCGCATGTACAAGCACGAATGCACCGGACGTATCACGCCGCCTGAGCAGAGCGTAAGCGCCGCCGTTGAGCGGATGGGCTACCGGATTGCGCCGCACCGCCTGTCGGCGATCGCGAAAACAACGGCAAAGGTCATGGCGCTGTTGACCGATGACGGCATCTGTTCCTACAGCGCGGCGGAGGCGCGTCTGATCCTGCAGATGGCAGCTGACCTGATCGCCAAAGGGGAGGCCGGGCTATGACGGATATCGTCCTGCGTCCCTATCAGCGGGAATGCATCGAAGAAATCGAAAAGCGCCCGCCGGGGGCCTATCTGATCCAGATGGCGACGGGGCTGGGCAAGACGGTGACCTTTTCGCGGATTCCCCGCCGGGGACGGATGCTCATTCTTTCGCACCGGGAAGAGCTGGTGCGCCAGCCGCTGAAATATTTCGATTGCATGTACGGAATCGAGCAGGCGGAAAATCACGCCGGACCTTTGGACGAGGTGGTTTCCGCATCGGTGCAGAGCATCACACGCCGCCTTGACCGCTTTGGACCGGACGAGTTTGACGTGATTGTCTGCGACGAAGCGCACCACGCAGCCGCAAAAAGCTACCGGAAGGTCTTTGAGCACTTCCGGCCCCGGATGCTTCTGGGCTTCACCGCCACGCCGAACCGGGCGGACAACGTCCGGCTGGGGGATATCTTTTCCGACATCATCTTCCAGCGGGATCTGCGTTGGGGCATCGAGAACGGTTATCTCTGCGACATCTTCTGCCGGAGAGTGGATATCGGGTACGATCTGCGGGGCGTTCGGCTCAGTCATGGCGACTACGCTCCCGGCGAGCTGGAAAAGGCTATGGACGGCACCGCGGACGCGGTTGCGGAAGCCTACCGCGACATGGCGAAGGGCGCGACGCTGATCTTCGCGGTGTCGGTGAAGCAGGCGCGGCAGATTGCGGAAAGGATTCCGGGGGCTGCCGTCGTGACAGGGGAAACAAAGGACCGGGCGAAGCTCATTAAAGCGTTCACCCGGGGAGAGGTCCCCTGTATCGTCAACTGCATGGTCTTTACCGAGGGGACGGATATTCCCCGCGTGGAAACGGTCATCATCGCCCGGCCCACGCAGTCGGACACACTTTACTGCCAGATGGTCGGACGGGGTTTGCGGCTCTATCCCGGCAAGGAACGGCTGAATCTGATTGACTGTGTGGGAGTGACCGGCAAGGCGAACCTCTGCACCGCTCCGAGCCTGCTGGGGCTGGATGTGTCAAGCATCCCGGAACGCCGCCGGTCGGAGCTTCAGGGCCTGCTGTTTGAACTTCCGAACGCCGCGGCGCGTGCATCCGACTGCCCGGAAAGCTGGATCAGAAACGTGGAGATCGTGGATCTCTGGTCGAGGGAGCAGGGCTACCGTTTGCACAACGTTGCGTGGTTTAAGCATCCGGATGGGTCGCTCACGCTGAGCCTCAAGGGGCAGAGGCCGCTGTGCCTGCCTGCCGCCGACGCGCTGGGGATGGTCAGTATCCGGGGCGAAAAAGTCCCGATGCAGCAGGCGCTGGACCGGGCGTTCACATGGCTCTGCGAAAACCGCGCAGAGCAGCGGTATATCTGGGACGCTGAGCAGTCAAAGCGCTGGAGGAAACAACCAGCCAGCGAAAAACAGCTCGCAATGATTCAGCGCCGCTTGAAGGGGTTTGATGCCGACGGGCTGACCAAAGGGCAGGCGAGCCTGATCCTCAACCGTCTGGCGGGAAGGAGGCCGGTGTCGTGACGGAAGCGCAGCATCAGGCCGCGGTTTTCCGCTGGGGCGCTCAGCCGTCCATCCGCTCAAAGTGGCCGGAGCTGAAGCTGCTCCACCATATCCCGAACGGAGGAAGCCGGGACGCGGTGGAGGGCGCGCATCTGAAAGCGCAGGGCGTGAAGCCGGGTGTGCCGGACCTTTGCCTGCCGGTGGCCCGGGGCGGATATCATGGACTGTACATCGAGCTGAAAACGGACAAAGGCGTCATATCGCCTCAGCAGCAGTGGTGGGGCGAGGAGCTGAGGGAGCAGGGATTCGAATGGGAAGTGTGCCGGGGCTGGAAAAGCGCGGCGGAGGTGCTGGAATGGTACCTGAGCTTATAGAACGGCAGGCCGCAAACCTGCAGCCCATGCCGGACGGCCTCTCGGGGCCGGAGCAGCTGCTGTTTTTGAGCCTGCGCACCGTCTATCGGGATTACCGCGCGGGAGCCATCAACAAGGACCAGGCGAAGCGCGAGAAGGCCGAGGCCGTCAAGGTGTACAGGCTCAACGCCGCCCGGGATGCGGCGGGGGAAAACCTGATGGAGCGGCTCCGCCGGTCGGAGCTCGTCCGACAGGAGATTGAACGCGGAGGCTGCGGGCTGTGCCGTAGGCTCACAAGTATATTGGACGGGAGGGATTGATGAAATGAGCGGTATGACGCACCTCTCGCTGTTCTCGGGGATTGGAGGGCTGGATTTAGCAGCGGAATGGGCGGGTTTCACTACAGTTGGCCAGTGTGAATTTGCTGATTTTCAAACAAAAGTGCTGGAAAAACATTGGCCCGGCGTTCCAAGATGGAAGGATGTGCGTGATCTGAATGCTGAGTCTTTTTGGAGAAGAACAGGAAGAAAAACCGTCGATTGTATATCGGGGGGGTTCCCCTGCCAACCTCACAGCCTTGCAGGAAAGCGTAAAGCGTCTGCTGACGAGCGTGATCTTTGGCCGGAGTTTAGGAGAATCATTGGCGAAATTATGCCCCGGTGGGTCGTGGCTGAGAATGTACCAGGACTGCTTTCAAGTGAAGATGGACGGTTCTTTCGAGGAATACTCAGAGATTTGTCCGAAATGGGGTTTGATGCTGGATGGTGTACTTATCCTGCCGCATGGGTTGGAGCCATACATCGACGAGAGCGGCTGGCGCTTATTGCCCACACCAACAAGGAGCGATTACAAGGGTGGATGCCTGAGAAAGAATTCAAAGAAGCGAATGAGCTATCTCAAGGAGTATATCTATATTTACTCAAACGTGCAGACGCACAGTATTTATCTGAATCCGCAATTCTTGGAAGGAGTAATGGGGTTCCCGGAAGGGTGGACAGAACTAAATCGCTAGGCAACGCGGTAGTCCCCGCGCAGTTTTACCCGATTTTTGCGGCGATTGCGGAGGCAACGGAGGACGGCAAAAATGAAAAGCGTAATTGAACGAATGAAGGAAGAAAACACCGAGTATAAGATTGCGGTATTCCGGCAGAAACAGTCGCTGCCTTACGAAGCGAAGGTAGCTCACGCAGAAATCAGGGCGCGGGAGTTTTACCACGAGCTGGACGGCATGTGCTGCGTCTCGGTCGGAGGGTTGGACAGCATCACGCTGCTGCTTTTTCTGCGGTCGCTCGGGATTGACGTGCCGGCCGTCTCAGTGTCGAGCCTGGAGGACAAAAGCATCCAAAAGATCCACAAGGAGCTGGGGGTGATCGAGCTGAAACCGCTGAAAAGCAAGGTGGAGGTGATTCGGGAATTCGGATATCCGGTCATCAGCAAGGAAACAGCGGGAAAAATCAGCCATATCCAGCACCCCACACCGAAAAATGCGACAGTCCGCCACGCGATTATAACCGGGGAAACGGGGGAATATGGCGGGTTCCGAAGCGGGACGCGGATGAGGCTGGCACAAAAATGGCTTGATCTCTTCGGCGGGCCGGAGAACGAAAACGAAGGGACGCATTATCAGACCGCGCCTTTTCTGGTGTCGGACCGGTGCTGCTACTACCTCAAGGAAAAGCCATGCTCGGACTACCAGAAGCAGACGGGGCGCGCGCCTTATCTCGGGCTGATGGCCTCGGAAGGCGGGAGAAGGCAAAAGGCGCTGATGATGCATGGGTGCAACTATTACAGCAAAGCTTCAACGCGCTCCGCACCGTTTGCCGTTTTTTCGCGGCAGGATTTATTGCAGCTTGCGCTTGATCTGAAGGTCCCGGTGCCGGAAATTTACGGCGAGATCGTCCGGGATGAGGACGGGACCCTGCGCACGACAAAGGCCCAGCGGACGGGATGCAGCATGTGCGGGTTTGGCATCCACATGGAGGGCAGGCCGCACCGCTTCGACCGGCTCCGGGAGAACAATCCGCGCGAATGGGAATTTTGGATGTATCAAATGGGATGGGGCCGGGTACTCGACTACATCGGGGTTGAGTGGGAAAACGAACCCGGGGAAACCATCGGACAAACGGCACTGTGGTGAAAGGAGCTTACAATGAGCGATTTAATCAGTCGGGAGGCGCTGCTCGATTACATAGACAGCACTAACGAAATTAAGGACTGGTGCTTAAATCGGTATAGCGCAGACTGGATTTATAGTTTCGTCAAATCCGCTCCCGCCGTCGATGCCGCGCCTGTGGTGCATGGGCGGTGGGAGCGAAAACGCAGCAATGTGTATTGCACTGCCTGCGGCAAGGGATATCGGATCACAAACGGCGGGCCTAATGTCATGACTTTTGTGTACTGCCCCATGTGTGGCGCTCGGATGGACGGGAAGGAGGATGCTGAATGAAAGCCTATGACGTTTACGATAGCGCAAGAGATGACAATTGCTCCACTATCGTATTTGCAGAGAATCCCACACAAGCAAAGCTAATTGCTCAAAGTACAGACACCTGCGGGGATGCCAGATACATAGACATCCGAGCGCGGAGAGTGCCGGAAGCGGATGAATTGTATAAAGGCAATTCGGAGATTGACTGGTACGATAATGAGACGAGAATTGCACTTGTGCGTGATCTCGGGTGGGCTTGCTGGGAGCCTGGTTTTGAGTGTGACAACTGCCCTGCAAAGCGATATTGCCGCTGGCATGAGGTGGATACAAAGGAGAGCTACAGCGGAGATGGATGGTGACGAGTGATGAGGTTTAGAAACTGGACGCTTGACGAGTTAATTGAATATCTGAAAGACATGAAGTCTGCTCCTGCTGATAGGTTGGATTACCAATCTCCGATCACGCTCGGGGATGATCTGGAGGGGGCTATTAAGGCAATCGAGGCGCTGCAAGCCGAGCTGGACCGTCTCAAAAACTGTCGCCGCGAATGCAAGATCGTTTGCTTGCTTGACGAGTACAACAAAAAATGCACCGAGCTTGAGAAGGCCAAAGCCGAGCTTATGGAATTGCGCATAGCGTGGGACATGTATGGCGGAGCCGAAAACATTACAGGAGCATTTGCGGAGCTAGAGAAGGTCAAAGCTGAGTTGGATACTCTCTGCAAAATGCAGCCGGTTAAGCTGGAAAAAGCCGAAGCCAGATCGTTATCGTTTGTGTTGGCCGCCGAGCTATCAGAGGTAAGGGGCGAGCTTGAGAAGGTCAAGGCCGAAAACGCCCGGCTCCGGCGGGAAAGGGAGGCCGACACATGAGTGACCAGACCATCAAGGCCGACGCGGACAAGCCGAGGATTTCCCTTGTCCCTACTCGGATTATGATCGATATTGCCAGAGTGCGGGAATTCGGGGTGCAGAAGTACCCCGACCCCCAAAGCTGGCGGCGGGTGGAAATCGAAAGATACCGGGACGCTGTAGGCAGGCATTTCCTCGCGTACATGGACGACCCCGAGGGCGTGGACCCAGAAAGCGGCCTGCCGCACCGCTGGCACTTAGAGACGAACCTTGCGTTTCTGGCGGAGTTGGAAAAATTGAATCCGAAGGAGTGAAATCCCAATGACCATTGAATCAAACCTCTTTGACAAAGAGGAAATTTACCCGGATTGCACTGTGCAGGTGCTCACGAACACCCTCACCGGGGAAACGTCGGTTGGATGGTGGCCGAACGATAACCCGCCGCGTGAGGCAAGCGACTGCCAAAAGGAGACGCCATGAAAAAAAATGCAAGGCATTTATTCATCATGTGGTTTTTCTCTTTTGGGCTTTATTTGGGAATATACGGAGTGTTCACATCTCTGAAAACCATGAACGAACCCGCTGCGGACGCTGTCATTTGCGGCGTTCTTATGGGAATCATCGTTTTTAAGCTATTTGGTGCGGGGTGGGAGCATGATTGACTGGATGCTCGCGGCGCGTATAGACCCTCTGGGGGCGGTTATAGCCCTATCCATCGCGCTGGGGCTGGTCGTGGGGATTGAGATAGGGAGGCGGTGCAAATGATACCGGCGCGCAAGACCTGCAAGGGGTGCAAATATCTCCGGTCTGAAGCAAACGCAGGTGGGGAGGGCGGAGAGCAAATCTGTCACTACCTGATCGATACCGGCAACCCAAGGGGATGCCCTGCCGATCAATGCGACAAGTACGAGGGGAGGCCAAAAACCCATGAACTGGAAAAAAGAAGCCGAAAACGATCTGAGAAGCTACATGCGGCGCAAGGACAGTCTCCAAAACATACAGGACAAGATCGCGTCTCTCGATGACCGGATGCAGTCAATCCGGGGCGGGATGTCTGATGCAACGCCGGTACAGGGCGGGGAGAGCCGGGCGCAGGAAAACCTTATCAACTGCATTGCCGAAAAAGAGCGGTTAGTACATACCCGCGCGGCGGTTGCCCGGCTGGTCAAGCTGGTGGAGCGCGGACTGGCGGGGCTTACAGATCAGGAGCGCAGGGTGTTGGAGCTGTTTTACATCCAGCGGCAGGCGGGTCATGTCGAGCGTCTGATGGAGGAGCTTAATATCGAGCAAAGCCGGGTATATCAGATCAAAGATGCGGCGCTTTATAAATTCACCGTCACACTGTATGGGATTGTTGAATTTTAACATGTGAAACAAACTGGAAAAAGAGTGGAAGTTTTTTCGCAAAATCCCTGATATAATAGAGACAGTGGTATTTGCCACAAGGCGGCGATCATACTGACGCCGACCTGACAGAGACGTGAGGGATATCACCCCGAAGCCGGGCGGGAAAACCCGGAACGGGAAAAGCGGCCATATGGCCGGTGGGACAAAAGGCCCGCAGAATCAGCGGCGCGGAGAAATGCCCTCACGATCAGAGGGCGCAGAGTATCCGCGCAGCTCAGATGACCCGTTTGCCGTCCGGGTTAAGACGGCAGTACAGAAGGACGCTCAGAGATGGGCGTCCTGATTTTTTGGAGGATTGCATGGCAGCAAAACAGGTAAATCCATTCTACCGTTCACGCGCGTGGCAAATAAAGCGAAAGGCGATCCTTCGGCGAGACGGTTATCTTTGCAAATTATCAAGGCGGTATGGCAAGACATGCCCAGCGGAGACGGTGCATCACATCTATCCGCTGGACTTATATCCAGAGCATGCATTATGCGAGTGGAATTTGATATCGGTATCATCCGAGATGCACAATCGTTTGCACAACAGAGAGGACGGGAGTTTGAGCGCAGATGGCGAAGCACTGATGCGCGTGACGATCCCCCCCTCTCGGATTGAGAAAAAATAGACTTACGGGGACCGGCGGGGGGAGCTCTTTCCCTCTCCGGGAAAAGTTGGAAGAAAAGGGGGCGCAAAATGGACCGGAAAAAATGGAAGTCCAAAATTGTGAAAGCGTGTAAAGACGCCGGAACATATGAAGAATATTTTTCGGGGGCAATCGATGCTTTGTCTGAAATTTTGGAAAATCGGGATTCCGCCGCAGAACAATACAAAGAGCTCGGCGCGCTCCCTGTGATCGAGCACACCAACCAAGGCGGGGCAACAAATTACGTGAAGCATCCGGCGGTCGTGCTGTGGAACGAGCTGAACACAAGCGCGCTGGCTTATTGGCGCGAGCTGGGGCTAACTCCTTCCAGTTTTAAAAAAGCAACCGGGGAAATTCCTAAAAAAGAAAAAAGCGGCGGGCTGCTTGACGAGCTGGCCGCAATCCGAAACGAGCTGAAAAGCGGATGAAGGGCAAGTACGGCGCGGATGTTGAGGCATATGTGTCGACGGTGCTCGACGGGAGAAAAGCCGCCGGGGAGGATATCAAGCTCGCCTGCCAGAGATTCCGGGACGGATTAAAGCATTCGGAGTGGGAGTTCAGGGCGCGGGATGCCGATTTTGTGATCGGCATCATCGAGCGGACCTTCCGGCACCGGCAGGGGGAAACGCTGGCCGGGGAGCCGCTGAGAAACAAGCCGTTTCTGCTGGAGGCATGGGAAAAATTTATCGTTTACGACCTGCTGGGGTTTTACCGACGGGGAACCAATGAGCGCATCCGAAAGGAGGCGTTTATTTTTATGCCGCGCAAAAACGGCAAGACGCTTTTTGTCTCGGCGCTGACATGGGGGCTGTCTCTGCTGGAGGCCCCGAGCGGGTCCAGCGTCTATATCGTCGGCGCGTCTCTACGGCAGGCGATGCAGTCCTATAACAACATCGTGGACAATTTGCAGCTCAATCTTTACCGGGGGCGCGCCGCCGCCGAGCGGGAGGGTTGGCGGATGCTCGACAACAACATGGAGCACTCGATCGAGCACAAAAGCCTTTGCGGCGGGTCGGTGCGGATTGAGGCGCTCGCGGCCAACCCCGACGCGCACGATTCGCTCAACTCCAACATCCAAATCTGCGACGAGCTGCACGCCTATAAAAACGCCAAGCAGTATAACGTCATCAAGGAGAGCGGCAAGGCGTATACCAACAAGCTGTGCATCGGGATTACAACGGCGGGAGATGACCCGACCGGGTTCTGCGCCCATCGGCTCAAATACTGCCAAAAGGTTCTGCGCGGGCTGGCAAAGGACGACGCATACGGAATTTTCATCTGGAAAGCGGATGAGGACGAAAAGGGGAATGTGGATTATATCAACCCCGTCCAGCATGAGCAGGCAAACCCAAACTACGGCGTGACCATCCGGCCGGAGGACATCATGAACGACGCGCGGCAGGCGCAGAACGACCCGCAGCAGCGCAAGGATTTCCTGGCCAAATCGCTCAACGTCTTTACCTCGGCCATGACCGCCTATTTTAACATCAAGGAATTTAGGGCGAGCGACGCGGCCTGTCAGGCGGCCTTGGGGCTGCCCGCTGGAACCGCCGCGCAAAAGCTGGCGGCGCTTTCGCGCCTGCCGGTCAAATGGTTCGGCGGGGCCGATCTTTCCAAGCTGCACGACCTGACGGCGGCGGCTCTCTATGGCTGTTATCGGGATATTGATATCGTGGTGCCGCATTGCTGGTTCCCGGTGGTGGCTGCCCACCGCAAGGCTGACGAGGACAACATCCCGCTGTTCGGCTGGATGGACGACGGGTGGCTGGATATGTCCAACGCGCCGACCACCAATCATGCGGAGATCGTCGAGTGGTTCAAGGCGATGAAGCGGGCCGGGTTCAAGATCAGGCAAGTGGGGCACGACCGTAAATTCTGCCGGGAATATTTTCTTGGGATGAAAGCCGCCGGGTTCTCGATCGAGGATCAGCCGCAGTATTATTGGCGCAAATCCGAGGGTTTTCGCCGGATTGAGCAAAAGGCCAAGGACGGCAAGCTCTGCTATCTTGGGGCGGAGCCATTTGAATACTGCGTGGCAAACGTCCGGGCAATCGAAAAAACAGACGATATGATCCAGTACGATAAAGTGCAACCGGAGCACAGAATCGACGTGTTTGACGCGGCGGTCTTTGCCTGCTGCCGGATGCTGGAAAATCTTGAGGTAACACAGGAGGCAAGAAAATGGATATAAACGGGAGGGCAACAAATGGCTAAGAAAAAAAGACGGTCTCAGCCGGTGCGGGACGCGCCTGTCAAGCGGGAGACGCAGGCGGCGTGGCTCTGCTCGGCGGATGCGTGGGACACGCTGGTGCTTGACACTCACCGGCCTCTGGCGAGCTGCCCGGAGGTACGGATGTGCGTCAACGTCTACGCGGATCTGATCGGTAGCATGACCATCTACCTGATGGAAAACAGCGAGATCGGGGACGTGCGGGTGCAAAACGAGCTGTCGCGCAAGCTCGACATTGAGCCAAACCCGCTGATGACCCGCAAGCAGTGGATGACCAATCTTGTGAGTGTGCTAATGCTCGCGGGGGACGGCAACCAGTTTACCGCGCCGGTCTACCGGGACGGGTATCTGGAGAGCCTTGTTCCGCTGCGTCCGTCGCAGGCGCTGATACAGGACACGCCGGACGGGAGCTATTACGTGCGGTACGGGGACCGGGTTTTTCAGCCGGACGAGCTGCTGCATTTTGTGATTAACCCCGACCCGGAGAGACCCTGGCATGGGACCGGCTACCGGCTGCTGCTCTCCGACGTGGTGGCGGGATTGCGGCAGGCGGGCAAGACCAAGCGGGCACTGATGGAATCCCCGGCGCCTTCGATCATCGTCAAGGTGGATTCCAACGCCGAGGAGCTGGCGACGCCGCAGGGCCAGGACGCTTTGACCAAGCGGTATTTCAGCGCTGTCCGGGACGGCAGACCCTGGATGATTCCCGCCGAGCTAATGGATGTGCAGCAGGTCAAGCCGCTGACCGTCAACGATCTTGCAATCCCCAAAAATTTAGAGCTGGACAAAAGGACAGTCTCCGGAATATTCGGCGTGCCGCCTTTTTTGGTCGGCGTGGGGACCTTCTCGGCAGACGAATACAACAACTTTATCTCAAGCCGGATTATGCCGCTCGCCAAGGCGATCGAGCAGGAGATGACCCGCAAGCTGCTGATTTCGCCAAACTGGTATATCCGATTTAATTCGCGGTCGCTTTACTCCTATTCGCTCAGCCAGCTGATCGACGCAGGCTCCGCGATGGTGGACCGGATGGCGATGACCCGCAACGAGTGGCGCGACTGGATCGGGATGGCGCCGCGCAGTGAGATGGAGGAGCTTTTGGCGCTTGAAAACTATATCCCGGCCGACAGACTGGGCGATCAAAACAAACTGACGGGAGGTGAGACAAATGGAGGATAACCGCAAAAGCAGGCAGATGCGAAGCCGGGGGACCGAGTTTCGGGCGGCGGAGCAGGACGGGCAAAAGTACATCGAGGGGTATTTCGCGGTATTTGGCGGCGTCTATGAGCTTTGGCCGGGGGCGACAGAGAGTGTGGACCCGCACGCCTTCGACGACACTTTGGGCGGGGATATCCGGGCGCTGATCAATCACGACACAACCCTTGTGCTCGGGCGCACCAAGGCCGGGACGCTGGAGTTAAAAGTGGACAGCCGGGGACTTTGGGGGCGCATCAGAGTCAATCAGGCAGACGGAGACGCGCTCAACCTGTACTCTCGCATCGAGCGCGGGGATGTGGATCAGTGTTCGTTCGGATTTGAGATCCTTGAGGAAGAGAGCGAATGGAGGGACGACGGGTCGGTACACTGGACCATCAAGCGCGTCAAGCTCTACGAGGTTTCACCGGTCACCTTCCCGGCCTACGAGGACACCAGCGTTTCCGCCCGGCGGCGGGACTACGACGAGATCAGGGAGCGCCGGGCCGAGGCGTGGAAAGCAAAAATGAAAGAGAGGTTAAGCAAATGGCATTAAGACAGCTGATCATCAGCAAAAAGCTTGAAGGGCTGCGGGCAAGGCTCGAGGCTCTGGCAGCAAAAGACGCGGAACTTGAGGAACGCGCTGCCGCTCTCAAGACCCGCGAGGCAGAGCTTGAGGCGGCGGTGGCAGAGGTAACGGCGGAGACGCCTGACGAGGACCGCGCGGCGGTGGATGAATCGGTCGCGGCGTTTGAGGCGGAGCAGGCCGCTTTGGAAGCGGACAAGGCCGCGAACGCCTCGGACAAATCGGCGGTGGAGGGCGAGATCGCAACTCTCAACGCCGAATTGGAGGAACTCAACAAAAAGGCCGCGCCCCCTGTGGGTGCTCCCGAGACAAGCAGAAAGGGTGAAATTAAAATGGAAAGCAGACAGTTTTTCGGTATGAACGCCGAGCGGCGCGACGCATTCTTTGCGGACGCGCAGGTCAAGGACTTTATGTCGCGGGTGCGCGAACTGGGCGCCCAGAATCGGGCGATAACCGGAGGAGAGCTTTTGATTCCGGTGGTCATGCTCGACCTGATCCGGGAAAACATCAGCAAATACTCCAAGCTGATCGGAAAGGTTAATCTGCGCGGCGTGCCCGGTCAGGCGCGGCAAAACATCATGGGCACCATCCCCGAAGCGGTATGGACCGAGATGTGCGCCAAGCTCAACGAGCTGAATCTTGTGTTCAATCAGGTTGAGGTGGACGGCTACAAGGTCGGCGGCTATATCGCCATCTGCAACGCAACCTTGCAGGACAGCGACATCGCCCTTGCCTCCGAGATCATTTCGGCGCTGGGGCAGGCCATCGGCTATGCGCTGGATAAGGCGATTCTGTACGGCACTGGCACCAAGATGCCGCTGGGCATCGTGACCCGCCTTGCGCAGAGCCAAGAGCCTTCCGGCTATCCGGCCAATGCGCGCGAATGGGTGGACCTGCATACCAGCAACATCAAGACGATCGCCTCCGACAAGACCGGAGCGGCACTCTATCAGGAGATTATCCGCGATTTCGGTGCGGCAAAGGGCAAATATTCCAGAGGGACCAAGTTCTGGGCGATGAATGACGCGACCTATACCGAACTGATGGCTGAGGCACTGACCATCAATGCGGCGGGTGCAATTGTGTCCGGCCAGAGCAACACCATGCCGGTGCTCAACGGCGACATTGTGGTGCTTGATTTTATCCCTGACAAAAACATCATCGGCGGTTACGGGGACCTTTACCTGCTGGCCGAGCGGGCGGGCACCGCGATCGCGCAGAGCGAGCACGTCCGCTTTATCGAGGACCAGACGGTATTTAAGGGCACCGCCCGGTATGACGGCCTGCCGGTTATCCCCGAGGGATTTGTGGTGCTTGGCATCGGCGGTGCCTCTCCTGCCACCAGCATCACCTTTGCGAGCGACAGCGCAAACCCTTAACGGCGGCCCTATCATCGCTGGAGATAGGGTCGCTGAATCTGACGCCCGCATTTGACCCCAAGGTCATGAGCTATACGGCGTCAACCAGCAACTCCACCAACAAGATCACTGCGACGGCAGCAAAGCCCAACACTACGATTGCAATCAAGGTGGGCAGCGCTTCGGTCGCCAACGGCGGTACGGCGACATGGGAGACGGGGGAAAACGTTGTAACGGTGGATACCGCCAACGGGTCAACCAAGCTGACCTATACTGTCACCGTCACCAAATCGTAGCGTAGCGTAAGGAGGCGGCGGGATGGACGACGCGACAAAGCTGACGCTGTTGCGGATGGATTTGCAGATCACGACGGACAAATACAACGAGTATCTGGCGGCGGTTCTCTCCGCCGCCACCTCCGCCATTGAGCGCGAAGGGATTGCCCTTGCAGATACGGCGGAGGACGGGATGCTCTGTGTGCAGTACGCCGCCTATCTCTACCGCCGCAGGCGGGAGCAGGATACGGCGATGCCGCGCTATCTGCGCTGGATGCTCAACAACCGCAAAATAGCTCGGGAGGGGACGCCGGATGGATGATGTGCTGACGCTGTACCAAATCAAATATACGATGGACGCCATCGGCAACCAGATACCGGTGAGGACGCCGCGCGAGGTCTATGCCCGCGTGGAAAGCGTCGGGCGCTCCGACTGGGCGGAGGGCGGCAGGCTCGGGCTAAAGCCCGAGATCAAGGCGGTGCTCTGCCTGTTTGACTATGAAGGGGAGCAGGAGGCGGATTACAAAGGGGAGCGGTACAGCATCTACCGCACCTATTCTCCCAGCGATTCAGACCGGATCGAGCTGTATCTGACCGAGAGGAGCGGCGTCAATGGCGACGATTAAGCCGGACCAGCTCGAGGCGGCGGTGGCAAGGGAGCTTGCGGCGTATTCTGACGAGCTGGCCGAGGACGCAAAGCAATGCGTCAGAGACGCGGCCCGTCTCGCGCTGTCTGAGGTGCGCGCCCGCTCTCCGGTTGACACCGGCGCGTACAAGCGCGGATGGCGGCTGAAAAAGGCATACGAGAGCGATACGGATATCCGGCTGCACGTCTACAATGCAACCTCGTACATGCTGACCCATCTGTTGGAGCATGGACACGCCAAAGCAGGCGGCGGCCGCGTGCCGGGATATCCGCATATCGCACCCGCTGAGCGGGCGGCGTCTGAAAAGCTCGGGCGGGAGATCAAGATCAAAGTGGAAAAGGAGGACTGATGATGGACGAACAGGAGATGCTTTCGCTGCTCAATTCCTCCGGGATTCCGTTCGCTTATCAGGTCTGGAGTAGCCCGCCCAAGCTGCCCTGGGGCGTTTTCCGCGTCGGGGAGATCAATGAGTTTTACGCTGACGGAGAGCTGTATTACGCGGTGCGCGGCTATCAGATCGAGCTTTATACCGCCAAAAAAGACCCATCGGCGGAGGAAATGCTCGAAAACGCTTTGACGGCCGCCGGGATATCCTTTGGCCGCAGCGAGGACTACATCGAGAGCGAGAGGCTCTATCAAATCATTTATGACTGTGAGGTGTAAATGTGGCAAACAAAAACAAGGTCAAGTTTAACCTGAAAAACGTTCACTATGCCAAACTGACCGAATCGGAGGGCGTAGTGACCTATGGTACGCCGGTGGCAATCCCCGGCGCGGTCAGCCTGTCTTTGACCGCCGAGGGCGATACGACCCCGTTTTACGCGGATGGGATCAAGTATTATGTGGCCGTCGCAAACAACGGGTATTCCGGCGATCTTGAGATCGCGCTGATCCCCGACAGCTTTCGGACGGATATCCTCGGGGATACGGTTGACAACACCGCCAAGGTGGTGATCGAAAATGCGCTGACCGAGCCGGGACGGTTTGCTCTGCTCTTTGAGTTCGACGGCGACCAGAATTCGATCCGGCACGTGTTTTGGAACTGCACCGCGACCCGTCCTTCGGTGGAGGGATCGACCACGACCGCAAGCAAAGAAGTATCGACCGAAAAGCTGACCATTGACGCCGCTCCACTCGCAGACGGCAGGGTCAAAGCCAAAACCGGAGCCGAGACAACCGAGGACGTATATAACGGATGGTACAGCGAGGTATGGGACCCAACCGTCGCGGGAGGCTAATGAATGGAAAAGGAGATTATGGTGGGGACTGTGGCGGCGCGTTTTCGGGCGACCGCCGCAGTCCCTCGCCTCTATCGGATTAAGTTTAAGAGGGATATCCTGCGGGATATGGCGGCGCTGCAAAAGGCGTATGTCCATGACGAGGACGGGGACCGGGTGGACGTTGACAAGCTGGATTTGGAGGCAATCGAAAACATTGCTTATATCATGGCAAAGCACGCCGACCCGCAGGGAGTGCCCTCTGACCCGGATGAATGGCTGACGCAGTTTGAGGGCTTCTCGCTTTACCGCGCAGCGGGCGAGATCATCAGCCTGTGGACCGAGAACATGCAGGGGTCGGTCTCGCCAAAAAAACTTTAAGGGCTACGGCGCGGGAAACGTCGGACGCCCTTTTTCTTCTGCGGTGCGTGCAGTTGGGCCTGCAAATTTCGGAGCTGGAGCTTTTGACGGTGGGCATGGTGTTTGACATGCTGTCTGAGAGCGCCAACGACGAGGAGGATTGGCCCGAGCTGGCGACGCAGGAGGATTTCGACGAGTTTTAAGCATGAGGACAGGGCGCGATTGATTCGCGCCCTTTGCTGATGGTTAAAAAGGAGGTGCGGCATGGCGACAAAAATCAGAGGAATCACCATAGAGATCGGCGGCGACACATCACCGCTTGCCAAAGCGCTCAAAGGGATCAACGCCGAGGTAAAGGACACGCAGCAGCAGCTCAAGGACGTGGAAAAGCTGCTGAAATTTGACCCCGGCAATACCGAGGCGCTGCGGCAGAAACAGGATCTGCTCAACCAGTCGGTGGAGGATCACAAGAAAAAGCTGGAAGCTGTCAAAGCGATACAGGATCAGTTAAACAGGACGCTGGCCGACGGCGGAGAGGTCAATCAAAAGCAGCTCAACGCAGTCAACCGAGAGGTTGAGTTTTTGACAAAAGAGCTGGAGGATGCGGAGAAAAAAGCAAAGGATTTTAACGCAACGTGCGAAAAAATCGGCGCTACGGCAAAGGAGATGGGCGACAAGCTCACCGGCGCGGCAAAAGCGTTCGCGCCGGTTTCTGCGGCGAGCGCGGCGGTTGCGGCGGGTCTGGGCGCTGCTGCGGTAAGCGCGGGGAAATCCGCCGATGACATCAACACTCTTGCCAAGGTAACGGGGCTCTCGACCGAGCAGATTCAAAAATTTGCATATGCGTCGGATTTAATCGACGTTTCGCTCGATACCCTGACTGGCTCGATGTCTAAGATGATCAAAAACATGGACACAGCCCGCAAGGGGACGGGTACGGCCGCGGAGGCATTTGACGCGCTGCACGTGCGGATCTCCAACGCGGACGGGACCCTGCGGGACAGTCAGGACGTTTTCGAGGATGTGATCAGGAAGCTCGGGCGGATGCAAAACGAAACCGAGCGGGACGCGGCCGCAATGGCAATTTTCGGTAAATCGGCTCGGGAATTAAATCCGCTGATTTTAGGCGGCGCGGAGGCGCTGCGCGAGCTGGGCGATGAGGCAGAAAAGTCGGGGCTGATCTTGTCGCAGGAATCGTTGGATGGAGCAAATGCGCTCAACGATGAGCTGGACACTCTCAAGGCAACGGCGGCGGCGACCAAAAACGCAATCGGGGCAGAGCTTGCAGCGGCGCTGCTGCCGCTGATGCGTGATTTGACCGAGGTGCTCAAAGGGGTGATGGAATGGCTTCGCGGGCTGGACGGCGAGACGCTCAAATGGATTGCGACGGTCGCTTTGCTGGTTGGAGCGGTTGCGCCGGTGCTGGGCTTTTTGGGGCAGATGGCATTTGGGATTAATCAGCTGATGATTCTGCTGCCAAAGCTCGGCGCTGCAATGGGAGCGCTCAAAGGGGTTACCGCCGGAGTTGGGACGGCCTTGTCCGGCGTCGGGTCATTTTTGCTGTCGTGGCCCGGCCTGATTTTGGCGGTTGTCGCGGTCATTGCGATTGCGGGGGACGATATTCAGGCGGCGCTTGGCAAGCTGGACAACTTTCTCAAGGGGATCTTTGAAAAGGACTGGACGGAGGTGTTTGGAAGTGCCGGAGAGGTTGTCAACGGATTTTTTGCCAATATCCAGAATCTTTGGGATTCAATCAAAAAGGTGCTTGACGGCGTGATTGATTTTATCCGGGGCGTTTTCACTGGGGATTGGGAGCGCGCGTGGAAGGGCGTTTCGAAGATCTTCGAGGGCGTCTTTGGGGGGCTGGCGGCAATCGCAGCCGCGCCGATCAATATGGTAATCGGCGTAATCAACTGGCTGATCGATGGCCTCAACACATTTTTCAAGTGGCTCAACAGCATTAAGCTTCCGGATTTTCTCGGCGGGGGCAGCCTGTTTAATCTGGGAGAGGTTGGAAAAATCAATTACATCGACACCAGTAACCTTGCAGATTCGCTTTTTGGCGCAAAAAAGGCTTCTGCGAACGCGGATCGGGTGATCAATACCGCGGCGCGCGATCGTCTGGCCCAAAAAGCACGAGAGCGTGAGGAGCGCAAGGCAGCGGCTTCTCAGCGCGCTAAGCTGATGGAAGGCCAGCCCATGACCATCAATAACTACAACAGCATCAACGCGGATAATCTGGCGCAGGTGGCGCGAATGGAGCAGACGCTTAACGGCCAGCGGCAGAGCATCCGCGCGGGATACGCAGGAGGTTAACGGAGATGGCGAGCAATTACAGATCGGAGATGTCCACCCCTCACATTTATCCGACAGACGGGATGATCGGCGTGCTCGACCAGGCAAAGCCGTCGATCTTCGCAGCGGCGATCAGGC